GCATCCGACGAGATCGCCACCACCTGCAAGCTGAGCTCGACCCTGCCGGTGGTGGTGACGGTCATCCGCTCACGGGCACCCAATGACCCGCCCAACTGGCAGCTGCTGGACCCGTTCTATGTCGCCGTTCACGCCAGGATGATGGGCGATCGGAGGCTGGGCGGCCTGTGCGACGACATTCAGTCGGTCAGCCGTGAGCACGTTTCAGACCTAAAGGCCTGCGCCATCCGCTGTTCCTACTCTGTGCGTTATCAGACTCTCGAGGCTGACGTGACGGCCCAATGACCCAGCCACCTCCCCACCCTGAAGGCCCCGGCGAGTTCTACCGGGATCCTGCCGACACCGAATGGCGGGAACTGACCACCAGCCCCACCGATCCCCAACCCGACCCCACCGAGGACACGACCGATGGCCTTCCGCGACCAGCTATTGCAAATCAAAGCCGAGACAGTAAGCGGCACGCTTGAGACCATGGTTGGGGCGGATGTGGTCCAGGTGGGCCAGTTCACCCCGACCATTCAAGACTTTGGCCAAGCCAAGCGCTCCATGCTCAGCGCTCGCCCCGGCACCCCCACGCCTGCGGTGATGGTCAACCGCCTGATGAGCTTTAAGGCGCCGTTTGAGTTCTCCGGCTCCGGCACCGCCGGCACCGCCGCCGGCCTCGATAAGCACCTGCTGGCCGCCAGCATGAATAAGGCGGTGGTGACATCTACCAGCGTCACCTACGGCTTGGCCTGGCCCCCTCCGGCCACCACCTATTCGGTGGGCTTCTTCCTCGATGGCGTTCGCTACGCCTGCGCTGGTGCTCGGGCCGAATCGATCACGATCAGCGCCAAAGCTGGCGAGGTTGTCACCGCAACCGCCGCGTACAAGGGCCTGTATCGCGCCCCCAGCACGCTCGCCAACCCTACGCCGACCTTCCCCACCCAGGCCCCTGCGGTGGCGTTCAACAGCGCCAGCGCAACGGCCGGCAGTCTGACCCTGGCGGGCGTGGCGATCTGCGTCGAGGAGTTTGAGCTCAGCATCAACAACACAACAGAGCTGTTCGATCACGGCGGCTGCACGCCGCACATTGATCACACCGACCGAGCGGTGACCGGTTCGATCACGATCGCTCGCCCGTCGATCGCATCGCTCGACGTGCTGACCAACGCGGCCAATTCCACCGTGGGCGCCCTGGTGCTCCCGTGGGGAACCACTGCCGGGAACATCACCACCGCCAGCCTGCCCCAGATCCAGCTGGCGCCTGTTGGCCTGGTGGACATCCGCGGCAAGGTCGGATTCCAGTTTGACTTCACCATGATCTCCTCGGCCTCCAACCAGGAGCTGTCTATCGCTCAGACCTGATCAGGCTGGCGACTCTGAACCATCACCACTGCACCTACCCATGGGATTCAAGCTCTCAACGGCCAGCAGCTACCCCTGGCCCGTGTCCGGCGAACTGGCCGGCACCCGCTACAGCTTCACCGCTCACTTCGCGTTCCTGCGCCAGGATCGGATTGAAGAGCTCACGCAGCAGCTGGCCAAGCGTCAGCGGCTGCTGGAGATCGGCCAGGACGACCCGGACCTAGAGCACGTCAACTCTCGCGCCGTGGCCGCCGAGGTGCTTGTGGACTGGTCTGGCGTGACGGATGACGATGGCGAGCCCGTGGGCTTCGCGCCATCAGCAATGGAAAAGCTGCTGCAGATCCAAGGCGTTGCGATTGCGGTCTGCAACGCCTGGGCCGAAAGCCTGCAGGGAGCTAAACGGGGAAACTCCAAGGCGCCGCGCGGCATTGGCTGAGCGCGGCGCCTGATCACGATCCTCAGAAGCTGGCAGCCGCTGCCGATGGCATGGGCATCGAGATGCCGCCGGAGTGGACGGACCCAGCCCTGACCGAGCCCGAACACTTCGAGGTGTGGCCGGAGAACTGGGAGGCGGTCCGCCTGTTCATCCGCTGCCAGACGCAGTGGCGCATCGGCATGAATGGCCGCGCCGGGCTGGACTATGCCGCCGTGCTCGCCATGGGTAGCCTGTACCAGATCGACAACCTGAGTCAGGTCGTGGAAGACGTGCAGGTGATCGAAGCCGAGATCCTGATCCAGGGGGCAAAGCGCTGATGGCCGCCAACATGGACGCGCTGCTCAGGATCGCCACCCGCGTCACGGGCGCCGAGCAGGTCACAGCGCTGCAGGGCAAGTTCAAGCAGGTGGAGGGCGCCGCGCAGACGCTGACCAGCAAGATGGGCCCGCTGGGTGGTGCACTGAGCGCCCTGGCGCCGGTGGCCACCGTGGGCGGCCTGGCGGCGTTGGTGGGCAGGACGATTGAGGCCGGTGACAAGTTCAACGACCTCAGCCAGCGCACGGGCGTGAGCGTTGAATCACTGGCGAAGTTCAACAGGGCAGCGGCCACCAGCGGCACCGACATCGACGCGGTGGCCAAGAGCCTCGGCAAGCTCAGTAGGGGCATGTACGAAGCCGCCGAGACTGGCAAGGGGCCTACGGCCGATGCACTCAAGGCCCTGGGCATCAGCGCCAAGGATGCCGCCGGCAACCTAAAGAGCGCCGACCAGGTGACGCTAGAGATCGCCAACAAGTTCAAGACCATGCCGGATGGCGTGGAGAAGACAGCGCTTGCGATGCAGCTGTTTGGCAAGAGCGGCGCCGAGATGATCCCGATGCTGAACGAAGGCGGCGCCGCCATCGAATCGCTCAGCGTCAAGATGAACGCCGCCTTCGCCAAGAAGGCCGACGAATACAACGACAAGCTGGCAGCCCTGGGCGGCAAGGTCGGCGGCCTGGCGGCTGGCATCACCGTGGCCCTGCTGCCGGCGCTCGAGCTGGTCGTGGATGGGGTTACTGCCGTGGTGGATGCGATCAGCAAGCTGCCTGAGCCGTTCAGAGTGGTTATCGGAGTGGTTGCCGGCCTAGGCGTTGCGCTCTCGGCCCTGGCCGTGCCGTTGGGCGTGCTCGCCGGCGCCGGCCTATGGACCACGATTACGACAGCTTTCACCGGCTTCCTGACATTCATGGGCACTACTTTTGTGCCTGCCATGGTGGCGTTCTTCTCTGGTCCTGTGGGCTGGGTCACGCTCGCTGTGATCGCCGTGGCCGCCATGGTCTACGCCTTCCGCGAGCCAATCGGTAAGTTTCTTGCCTGGATGGGCGAGCAGCTCGCTGGCCTGGGCGAGTCCATCAGTGATGCGCTGACTGGAATTGGCAGCACGGTCTACAACGCCGTCGATGGCATCAACAAGAGCATTCGCGCCGGCATTGCTGCGGCGTGGGGCTGGCTGGGCGAACGCTTCAACGACCTAGGTAAGATGCTCGGCGCGGCTTACGACGGCGCGGTGTCAGTATTTGGCAAGCTAGGCGATGCAGTGGCGCGGCCATTCAGCGCTGTCGTCAATGTGATCAAAGACAGTATGCGCAACGTGCTGCAATTCATCGCTGATCGCGTGAACATCGTCGCCGGAATGGTGAACCGAATCATCGCCGGATACAACAGCCTTCCGACTCCAGACCTGCCGCTAATCCCGACCGTTCAGGTCCCCAGCTTCGCCGGCGGCGGCTACACCGGCGACGCCCCACGCAGCGGCGGCCTCGATGGCCGCGGCGGCTTCATGGCAATGCTGCACCCCCGGGAAACCGTGATCGATCACGCGCGGACCGGAGCCGGCGGCGGCACCGGCATCACGATCCCCATCCAAACCGGTCCGGTCTACCATCTCGCCGACGGCACCGACACCGTGAGCTTGGCCGACTTTGAGGCGGGCCTGCAGGCCGTAGCCTCCGGGATCATGGCCCAGCTGCGCAGCCCGGCAGGGCGCATGGCGATGCGGGGGGCGTGATGGCAGTAGCACGCGGCCAAGCTCTGTTCGTGCAGTTCCAGGATGCAGGGCAGATCGCCACCGTGGCGCGGTGGCAGTCGTTCTGGATCGATCAGACCGTGACCTGGGAGAGCCAGCCCTGGGACTACCAGCCGATGGACTGGGCCGGCATCATCAGCGGCTCAGGTGGCGATCAGGCCACGATCAGCCTGCCCCGGCTGCCGTCGATTCAGTCGCTGCTGCGCCAGGCGCTGGCCGGCCCCTGGATCGCAACCCTGCGGGTCTACCAGTTCGATGAAGCGCTCGACGCCGGGTCGCCTCAGGCCGGGCAGGTGCTGGTCGGCTCGTGCATTGGTCAGGTGATCGGCGCCAGCGCCACGGCCACCAACATCACGATGAAGCTGGGGTCTGCGCTGTCGCCGGTCGGTGCGCAGTTCCCGCCGGTAACGGCCACTGATTCCCTGATCGGGGTGCCCTGCGTGCTATGACAGGCTCCGCGTATGTAGTGCCAAATCAGCCAAACCGCTTCAGTAGGTATGCGCGGGATCCGATTGGCTATTGGCACGAAAACTTTCAGCCCAACGGAACCCGCCGGCCGGTTATCGCAGACACCCGCACCCGTGAGCAGATTTACGGAAGCGCCACGTTTGCCGCCCGTGCGCCAGTCGTCGGTGCCGCGCCGGTTTTCACCCTGCCCCCCGTCGCCGAGGCTGAGGCGGGCCGCCTGCCCCCTCCTGCTGCTGCCGAAGCCGCCGCAGCGCAGACCCCGCTGAACGCTGCGCAGCAGGCCATGGCGATCGGTGAGCCTATCCCTGTGGTGTTCTGCCGGCGGCGCAACGACGCCGGCGGCGTGCTGCTGTTCCCGAAGGCCACAGAGGCTGCGTTCTCCAACACCAGCACCCAGCAGACCGCGCGCTACCACTGCGTGCTGGGCATCGGCCCGATGGGTTCAATCCAAACCCGTGACTTCCGGGTCGGCGCCTGCAGGGTCGGGTCGTTCAGCCAGAACTTCGACAAGCGGGCCGGCACCTGGAGCCCCGGCAACACCGCGACGGCCCAGGCCGGGTATCAGGTGCCGACCTTCCCGACCGCCTGCGGCGGCGGCGGTGACTACAAAGGGCTGGCCACCCTGGAATTCAGCAACACCACCACCGGCGGGACCGATGACTGGCGCACCGGTTGCAACGTGTTTGCGCGTGATGGCCTGACCGTGACCCGGCTGCTGGACAACACCAGCGGCCCCAGCGACAACATCGCCGATCTGGTGCTGTGGGCCTGGCAACGATCAAGCAGGGTGCCGGCCGGCATGATTGACATGGATAGCCTCGTCGCAGCGGCCCGGTTCGTGGATGTGAATGGGCTGCTGTGCAATGGCGAGTTCACCGAATCAGCCAACATTGGCGACTGGCTGCTCGGGATCCTGCCCTACTTCCTGCTGCGTGAAACGAAGATCGGCGGCAAGTTCGGCCTCAGGCCACTGCTGCCCACCAACCCAGATGGCACGATCGATACCAACGCAATTACGCCAGTCTGGGAGCTGGGCGAAGATGTAATCGTTCCCGAGTCGTTCTCTCAGGAATGGAGCGACGCCGGGACGCGCTTGGCCCCCAAGCTCACCATGCTCTGGCGGCAGCAGTCAGAAACTGACATGCCGATCGTGCGCAGCTTAAAGGTGGGTCTCGACCGCGCAGGCCCGGCAGAGCAGCACGATCTCTCCGGCTTCTGCGCCACTGAGATCCACGCCGCGCGGGTCGGCGCCTACATGCACGGTCGCCGTTATCTGTCCACACACACCGGTGTGGTCCAGCTCCGCCCCGGCATGCAGACCGGCCTAATGGTGGAGGGCGACGTGGTGCAGGTAAAGCTCAACCTGATTACCGGCCGAGAGCCCGATGCGCTTCTGAGTGAGTGGTACGTCATTGAGGCGGTCGCGCAGTCGCGCGATGGCGTCGAAAGTCTGCAGCTGTCACATTTCCCTGTTGGTGCCGATGGCCGCAGCCTGCTGGCCTTGCTGGTGGCAGGCGCCACGGCGCCCGGGGCGCTGCTGCCGTTCCCGGCGATCGGCGCCTGCGATGTGGCTGGCCGCTCGACCAACACCAGCGTGCCAGCCAGCAGCACCAGCGGCACGCCGTTCAGCTCTGGCGGCAGCGGCATCACCGACGGCGGCGGCGGCAGCATCCCTGGCGGCGGCGGCGGCAGCATCCCTGGCGGCGGCTTTGACGAATCCCCCGTGCCGGATAAGGAGCCCGACGAGAGGGAGGCACCAACCAACCCCGGGGGACCGCCAGCAACAGGCGGAGGACTGCCGGGCGATCTGCCTGAAGTGCCAGTCGGCGGCAGCGTTCCGAATAACTACCTCGAGCCGGTCAACAGGAAGTTCAGGGAGGCCCCTGCGGGTGAGACCAGAACATTTACCCCGGTGCCTAACGGCTGGCAATCGGCTCAGGTCGTCTTCCGCGTCACTGGCGGCGGATTCTCCTACTCCAGCGGCGGTGGCGGCGGTGGCGCAGTTGGCGACGCGGATCTTACCTTCACTCGCAATTACACAACTGTTTCAGTCCCGTATGTGCAACTGTGCGGCGGCTTTGTTTACGCTGGATCAGTTTCCGGTCAGGCAGCGCAAGTTGTTATCGCCGCGTCGCTGAAGTCAACTCAAACCAGCGCCACCAGCGACGCCCCTGTGGGCTTCGGGTTTGACCAATCTGCGGCGACTGGTTTTTCTGCTTACGCCTGGATACAAGCCGCGTGGACCATCACCGCCGGCCCCACGCCGCAGTTCATCCAGATCGTTTCCTGGACCCGCACCAGCTAATGGCCGACTTCCCCGCCCTGGTCCCCGCCTCCCGGCCGCTGACGCCCGGCGCCTGGGGCGGCACCGACGTGCCAGCGCTCAGCGGTGGGGTCAGCACCGTGCGGCAGGGCAGCGCTGAGATCGGCCGGCGGCTGTCGCTCACGTTCCCGGCGATCACCGAGGCCCAGTTCCTGCAGCTGCTGAGCCACTACCGCGGCCAGCGCAGCGGCTTCGACTCGTTCGCCTTCACCACCACCACCATCCCATCGAGCTACACGCCAGCGGGCCACCAATGGCTCTACGCCGGCCCGCCGCAGGTGGTGGACCAGCACGCTGATGTGTTCGACGTGGCCTGCGAGTTCCGCAGCGAGCCGCGCGCCGTGGTCCGGGTGGGCGGCGCTGACCTGGGCGCGGCGGTCACCCTGACCGCCGGGGCGGCGGTGGGGCTGGGGATCCAGCTGCCCACGGTGAGCGCATCCCTGGCCCCTGGTGCGGCCAGTGCTTTCGACGCTGACCCCAACTTCTCGTCGGTGTCGCTGCTGCTGCACTTCGAGGGCGCCAACAACTCCACCACCTTCACCGACTCCGGCCCGCTGGGGCTGACTGTGACCCGCAACGGCAGCAGCGGTGTGATCAGCACCGCTCAGGCCGCCATCGGCTCCAGCAGTTTCTCGGTCGGGACTGATCAGCTGAACCTGCCGACCAACAGCGCACTCACCCTTTCCGGTGACTTCACGATTGAATGGCGAGCAAGGCACACAAGCCTCAGCGGCAAGCAGCACTACTTCTGCAACTTTGAAGGAACAAACGTACAGATTTCCTATAGCTCTGGACTGTTCTTCTTTCCGCCTAACACCACGCGCACCCTGTCGATGAGCGCCAATACGTGGGCGGCGCTGGCGGTGACCCGCAGCGGCTCGACACTGTACTGGTTCAAGGATGGGACCCTGCTCGGGTCTGCGACGGACTCCAGCAACTACAACCTGAGCGGCGGCAACATTGCCCGCACCGGCAGCGAAAACATGGTGGGCAACCTGGACGAGATCAGGATCACCAAAGGCGTGTGCCGCTACACGGCGGATTACACGGTCCGCACCACGCCGTTCCCTGATTCCTAGCCTGTCTCAGGATCCCGAGCCTGAGCCGTGGCGAGCGTCATCTACAGCAGCTTCCTGCGCGACCTGGCCACCGGCGCCGTGGATGCCGATACCGATTCGTTCAAGGCCCTGCTCACCACGAGCAGCTACACCGAAAGCAAGAGCGGGCACAGCAAACGGTCCTCGGTGACCAACGAGGTGAGCGGCACGGGTTACACCGCCGGCGGCGTGGCCTGCACCGTGACCGTCTCGGCGCTCGATACCACCAACCACCGCTTCACGATCACCCTGGGCGCGGTGAGCTGGGCCAGCTCCACGATCACCGCGCGCAAGCTGGTGGTCTACAAGGCCCGCGGCGGCGCGTCGTCGGCTGATGAGCTGGTGGCCTGCGTGGACTTCGGCGCCGATGTGACCAGCACCGCCAACACGCTGTCGGTAGCGGCCAGCACGATCACCATCCAGAACTGATGGCCGCCTTTCCCGCCATCGAGCCGCTGAACCGCTCCTACGGGCTGGGATCTCACGTCATCGGCGCGGCCGACTTCCCCAACGCTGACCAGACCCGGTTCCTGCACGGCGCGGCGGCGGTGGATGTGCCGCTGTCGCTCGAGTTCGTGGCGCTCACCACCGCCGAGGCTACGCAGATCCGCGATCACTACCTGGGGCAGAAGCAGCACCAGCCCTTCACGATCCCCTCGGCCCTGTGGCGCAGCCACACCAGCCAAACCGATGTGGTGCCGGCCGCTCACGCCTGGCGCTACGCCGAGGCGCCGCAGGAGACGCCGCGCTCTGGCGGGCTGGTGGATGTGGCTGTCTCGCTCATCTCTGTGCTCTGACCCATGACCACCCCCACCCTGGCCACCGTCCGCGCCGCTGCCGAGGAGGTGGCGAAGCGTGGCCAGCTGCTGCCTTACCAGCTCGCTGCCTTCTCGGCCCTGGATCAGGCTCTCTCGCCTGAGCAGCGAGCGGCCTTCACGGCTGACTGGCGAGCCAAGGGCAGCCCGGCCGCGGCGGTGGCTCCAGCGGCCCGGCCCACCAACCCGCTGAGCAACTTCCCGTTCTTCAGCCAGCTCGACAACGGCCCAGATGGGTGGCGCCAATGCCAGACCAGCTCAATCGCCATGTGTTTGGCGTACCTGGGGGTCGGCAACATCCGCGACGACCTCGACTATCTCAAGGTGGTCCGCCGCCACGGCGACACCACCAGCCAGGCTGCGCACCAGGCGGCGCTAAAGGATCTCGGGGTGAAGGCCAGGTTCGTCACCAGCTGCTCAGCCTCGCAACTCCAAGCCGAGATCCGCAGCGGCCTGCCGGCTGCGCTGGGCTACTACCACCACGGCCCGGTGGGCGCCCCCAGCGGCGGAGGCCACTGGCTCAGCGTCTACGGGTTCACCCCCCACGGCTGGATCGTCAATGACCCCTACGGCTCCTGCGACCTGGTGCGCGGCGGCTTCGAGGCCAAGGGCGGCACCAGCGGCCGGGCGCAGCGCTACTCCTACAGGAACTTCAACCCGCGCTGGCTGGCCGAGGGGCCCGCGTCCGGCTGGGCCTGGTTGTTCTCATGACGAACGAGCGCACCTACCAATGCCGCCGGCTTCGCAACTGCCGGGCCTGGGTAGGCGAAAGCGCCGTTGAGTGGGTGGAGCAGCCCAACGGGGCCAAGCGCCCCTACTGCCTGCCGGGGATGTGCCCCAGCGGCAAGCGCTCGGACACCAGCGCCGAGCTGCTGGCGCTGCAGCTGGAGCTGCGCAAGGTGCGCGAGGCGGCCCGCACGGCTGAGCGTGATCGCGATCGTGCGCTTGAGCAGCTGGCCAGCACCATGGATTCACTGGCCACCGCGCTGGACATTCGGGAAATCGATCAACCGGAGCCCCTGGCCGATCACCAGCCTGGTGTGCGCTCGGAGTCGGTGCCGATCCTGCTTTGCTCGGACTGGCACTGCGGCGCTGTGGTCCGGCCGGAAACGGTGAACGACCTCAACGCCTACGACGTGGAGGAGTTCCACCGGCGCGCCGCGGCCCTGTTCGTGAACGCCTTGAAGGTGGTCCGCATGGTGCGCAGCAGCTGCGACGTTCGGCAGATGGTGCTGTGGCTCGGCGGCGATCTGATCGACAACTGGCTCCACCCGGAGCAGGCCCAGCTGCAGGAGCTATCGCCC